TTTTGCAGTTTTTTTCAAAAAGTATGAAGAAAACCAGCATTTTTTGTATACAGATTAGATGTATTAGGGTATCATTTTCCCCTTCACTTTATGTTGTGGATCACTTTGCCGAAGGTGGCAAAGGCACAATGATTGTGAATTTTGATTTTAAAATAATGTTGTGGGTGGTATAGAGAGTGTTATTAATTTTAAAGGTCAAAAAATGGGTAAGCCAAAAGAAGTTAGTCCAAATGATATGCGCTACAAACGCAATCGTCCCGGAGGAGTAATGAAAGTGTATCCGAATGCTGGAAGACCTATCGAAGGATACACTGATGATGAAGCTGAACAAATTGGCAAGCATATGCTTGAATGGTTCATAGCCAATCCTGAGGCTTGCTTTATCCAAGATTATATCATATTAGATGAAAAAAACAAACCATTTGATCTAACTTTGAAAGAAATATATTATCTTGGTAACTTTAGAAAAGTATTTTCAAAGTATTACGATAAAGTAAAGCATATTTGTGGAACTAGAATGAATAGAGGTGCAGGAAAAGAAACTGGCATCCATGCTTCCATAGTGAATAGATTTGTTGGCTGCTATTTCCCTGAAGTTTTTGACAAGGAAATGGAAATGAGACGAGCAGAAAAAGCCGCCGATCAAAAAGTAGATTCAGTAGTTGTTCTTGTACATCCTGACAGGGTAAATGGTTCAGATAACGATCAAAAGTGATTACATTCCAAGACCTTGGCAAGCTAACTTCGAAACTAAAATTGGAGAACGCAGCCGAGCTTTCTTGCTATGGGCAAGACGCCATGGAAAGGATATTGCATGCTGGAATTATTTGATTCTGAAAGCCATTCAACGGAGAGGTTCTTACTACTACTTGTATCCGAGACAAAACCAGGCTCGGAAAGCAATCTGGGAAGGGATGACGAGCTCTGGGAAACGATTTTTGGATTACATCCCGAAAGAACTTCTAGCCAAGGATCCGAACAATTCCGAGATGCAGATAACGCTCATCAACGGATCAATCATTAGAATATTAGGTTCAGACAATCATGACGCTCTTCGCTCATCTAATCCTATTGGGGTTGTTTTTTCTGAGTATGCTTTTCATCATCCTAACACTTGGACAGGTGTGGTCGAGCCTATCCTGCAAGAAAACAAGGGATGGGCTCTTTTCAATACAACACCATTCGGAAGAAACCACGCCTACGAATTGTGGCAATATGCCATCCAACATCCAGAAACATGGTACACAGAAAAAGTAACTAATGATGATTCACATATAGTCTCTGATAAAGAATTTGAGGAGATGAAAAAGCGAGGTGTATCTGAAGAAACTATCGAACAAGAATATCGATGTAGCTTCGATAGAGGTGTTGAGGGATCTTACTATGCTCGACTACTCACACAACTTCGACTTGATGATAAAATCAAAAATGTACCTAAAGATGATTACGCACAGGTTCATACCGCTTGGGATCTGGGATTTGGAGATTCGACCGTTATATGGTTCTACCAGGTGTGTGGGAATGAAATCAGGGTCATTGATTACTACGAACAGCATGGTGAAGGACTGCCACATTATATCTCTGTACTGGAGAAGAAAAAAGCGGATCGAAAATTCATTTATGGAGCGCATTATGTTCCCCACGATGCCGCTAGCGGATCATTTGAAATTGGAATGTCTCGAGTGAAATATGCAAATGAACTTGGAATAAAGATGACAGTTCTTCCTAGAGAAGGTGTCGATATGGGAATCGAACGAGTACGTAAGTATCTGTCTAAGTGTTATTTCGATTCCAAAAATTGCGAGTATGGTTTAAAATGTCTCGAGAATTATCGAAAATCATACAACGAGAAGATGAAAGTTTACAGTGAAGATCCTTTGCATGATTGGTGCTCACATGGCGCTGATGCCTTCAGATATCTTTGTCAGGCGCACGAGCTCTATCAGACTGGGGGTAGTGATCAGCTTAACGAATATAGAGAGAGAAAACGGATGCATGGAATTGGTGGTCAACAAAACTACAATTCTATTCTCTAAAGTCAAAAAGGAAAAATGAATGGCCTGGATAAATACAGAGTGTGATGGGTACATAAATTCAGATTGTGTTGGCCGCTTTGTTATACTGCCTTTGGAAGATGAAAAAGAAATGTCCTACGTAGTAGTAGCGTATCTTGATATGACAGTTGTTCCAGTCCGGAAATTCACTACTAAGCCAGAAGCGGTTGGATATCTCGAACGTCTTGTTGAAGACCTTTCGTATTAATTCGAAATCAACATAGTCAACCAAGGAATCGATCATGATGGATGAGTTAGCTCGTATTAGTTTACTGGCGTCAAAAGATGAAGATATAGATCGTCAAAACGAGAATTTAGAACGTCTTAGTCGCAAAATAGGTGACCTTCTTTTTACCGAACTTTGCCAAAATAGCGATGCTATTTCTTCAAAGGATTTTTTCCGAATAATTCACTGTTTAATCCCTGTTTTATCAACGGTTATAGTTCTTAGCGTAAAGCAGTCTGGTTGGGATGAAGCGAGAGCCCATATTGCTAGACAATTGAAAATTCAATTAGAAATTATAAAAGATCTATCATTCGATGAAAAGGTCCAAACATGAGCAAAGATGAAAATATAGATCGTCTTAGCGAAAAAATAAGGGATATGCTTCTTATAGAACTTTGCCAAAATAATTCTTCTCAAAGTAGTGATGCTATTTCTTCGGGTGATTTTGATCAAATAGCCCAATGTTTAACCAATGTTTTATCGATGTTTATAGAGGGTAACATGAAGCAGGCTTTCTGGTATCACGCAAGGGAATTTATTGATAGATCAGTGAGAATCAAATTAGATTCTATCAAATATTCCTCAGTAAGCCAAATATCTGGAGTGAACGAAGAACTGCTTGGTTCTGCAACAGATGACAAAGCTGGAATCTTGTCACAATTACGACAAGGAGCAGGTCTTACTAGCAGCATTCTTGGGAGGAACGATGAAAAGAATACAGAATAGATGTTTGATAAGTAGGACTTCACATGAAAGACAAAATGGACATGTATAAATTCTTGAATATAGACACGACTAAATTCTTGAGTAAGGAAGAAGAAAAATCATATCACGCTGTCAAGAAAATATCCGATATCCTTCTTAAAGAACTTTGCGGTCTTGAACTGACGGAGGATAATCCCACGATTTCTTTGCATAAATCTTATCAAATCTTTCAATGCTTAACTACTGTTTTATCGGGAATTCTGGTCACCAGTTGGCCTGAAGAGGACTGGAAAAAGGCAAAAGAAATTATTAATCAATTGCTGGAAATTAAATTAAAATTTGTAAAAGATTACTCATCAGTTAATGAATGACTGTTTACCCGACCTTTTCCAGAGTGGCCAGGATTTAGTCATCAAATATCTGGGTAAAAATCAAAGTGCTTAAAACGATTTTCTTTTGGATTGCAATAGTGTATGCAATTTTTAGTGTTAAATATAGATTTCAACACCCTGAGATGACAGAAACTCAGCTGTTTCTGCATTTCTTCGATGTATTTTGGGAGTAGCATGGGTATGTGGAATTAGCTTCATGAGTGCTATGACAGCAACTGCTTGAGCATTGATGAAATGGGATTCTTGAGCAGATGATTCGTATGACTTTATTGACTTTGTAAGAAATGAAGTATAACCTTTCTTACAATACCTAAAGAAAAAGGAAAAGAATGGACGATAGTGAAAGGATCCAGAGGTTGAGGGACCACAGATATCTTGAGTCTCATGAAGCAGATCAGATTGATGAGGTGTTTGCTGCTCGCATTTTAGCGCTTCTAAACCATCCACAGATTGATGAACACTGCATGGTAGATGCTTATTACTATGACTTCTCGGTAATCCCGCATTACATACGAGAGAGCCTAAATCCCCGGAGAGATTGCTACATGATCTTTGGAATAACCAAAGAGGGTGAAATCATTTCTAGGTGGGTTGATCGATGGGACTTAGATTCAGAAGACCCAATTGTCGATGGGAAGGTGATGAAAAGCATGATTTAAGAAAGATACCGATTCCGAGTGCTCGAAAACTCGGAATCGAAGAAAGCCAATTGCTAAACTGTGCTTTTACAATAGTATCTCTTTCTTAATCGTTTCGCGTCAACTGGTAAAAATTTCTCTTCACCAAATTAAAATTTTACGTTAGAGTTTGCCTTTATACTTAAGGTTAACTCATGACTGTTTTCCCCGACCTTACTCCATATTATGTCGATGATGATCAAGAGATACGTCGACGCATGAATGCTGAATATCAACAAAATATTACTCTCCAGCAACAAGCCTGGAATGAGATGGACATCGATACTCGGTTTCATGCAGGTGATCAAACGTTATGGAATCAGATTTATGGCACATTACCCCTCCAAAACCGCCGCACGTTTCAATTCAATCGCATCAGACGTATTATCAATCTTATCACCGGATACCAACGACGTAACAGAAAATCTACGATTGTTACGCCGATTGAAAATGCAGATCAAGAGACTTCGGATCAACTCTCTAAAGTTCTCCAATGGACTAACAATAACGGACGCGCGTACGATACTATCTCAGATGCCTTCCAAGGGGCATGCATCACAGGATTAAATCTGATTTCTGTTTGGATGGATTATCGTTCAGATCCAGTCAACGGGGACATTCGATTCGAAAGAAAATCTTACAACGGCATAATGGTTGATCCAACTTTCAAGAAAAAAGATTTGTCAGACGCGAATTCGATCTGGACACGAAAGTGGATGTCAAAAAAACAAATCGTTTCTCTTTTGCCTGAGCGTAAGAAAGAGATCGAGGCAATGCCCTACACGGCCAATAGAGATGAGAAGTTCATTTTCCTTCCGGAGAATTATCAACTAGGTATTCAAGGACTTCTTCCCTATGACGAATATTGGTATTTAGATTACCGGCCTGCAAAGCTTTTAGTAGATGTAGAGAGTGGAGATACTAAAGAATGGGAAGGCGAAGAAAAGGCTCTCAAAGAGTATTTAAGATACTTTCCACAAATTCAAGCTGTAGATATCCAGAAACAGACATGCAAGCTTGCCATCTGTGTTGGAAACAGAGTGATGTACAATGGCCCAAATCCATATGGAATTGATAGATATCCATTTGTGGGCGTGTTTGGTTACTTTGAACCAGAGATTCCATACTTTGCTTTAAAGATGCAAGGAGTGGTTCGAGGACTACGTGACGCGCAATTCTTGTATAATCGAAAGCAAGTAATTTGTAACGATATTTTAGAAAGTCAAATCAACTCAGGTCTTAAGTATAAAGAATCTGCACTGATTGACCCAAATGATGCCTTCTTAGTAGGTCAAGGAAGGGCTTTAGCTCTTAGAGATTCAGCTTCCATGGATGACGTACAGGTGATACAGCCTCCAGGAATTCAACAGTCAATGATGGATTTGATGAAGAGTCTGGGCGATGAAATTGGTCAAATATCTGGAGTGAATGAAGAACTACTTGGTTCCGCAACAGATGACAAAGCTGGAATCTTGTCACAATTACGACAAGGAGCAGGTCTTACTACCCTACAGATCCTTTTCGATCAATTAGATGAATCTCAAGAGCAATTGGGAAGTCTGACTCTTGATCTGATAAAAGCTAACTTTTCTAAAGGCAAGATTCAACGCATTCTTGGAGAAGACAAAGAAGTTTCTGAGCAATTTACAAGCAAAGCCTTCCAGAAGTATGACTGCAACGTTGAAGAAGGCATTATGACCACCTCTCAGAAGCAGATGCAGTTTATCCAATTGATGAACTTGAGAGAAGCTGGACTACCTATTCCAGATAGCGTTCTCATTGAAGCTGCTCAACTTCAGGATAAAAAGAAGCTCACAGATGCTCTTAAAGCACAAGCAGATGAACAGAAACAAGTGCAGGATGCACAAACGCAAGCACAGTTGCAACAGGTTCAAGTACTTACAGAATCAATGCAAGCAAAAGCTCAATCAGATAGAGCGTTGGCTGAAGAGCGAATTAATAAGATTGGCCTCGACGCAGCTCTGAACGTTGAACGCATAGCTCGAGCACAAGAAGATAGAGATCAAGGAAATCTGGCTAAGATTAAAGCTGCTAAAGAACTCGAATCCATGGATCTCAATCACTTACGGGAAATGTTAGCGATACTTGAATCATTGCAAGAAGGGGACAAGTTAAAAAGTCCTCCAGTAGAACAGTCTGTTAGACCACAACCTATGCAACAGAGACAAATGACAGGCGAATTGCAAAATGTGGTATAGATTAAATTTAAAGTTTGTTATTTTCAAAAATCAATGCTCATAAGGAGAAAGTTATGGCAAAGAGTTATCCACAAGACGATGCGTTCAATCTAGCTCCAAACGCTGGTGCTTCAGAAGACCGCATGTTACAGAAAAGAGGCATGACACAAGGTAATGATATCCCTGATATGGGTGTCGGTCATGTTACAGCTAATGCAATGCGTAAGGATTGGGGTTCAATGCCTTATTCAGCTAAGCAAGATGGCGATGGTTCAATGAACTATATGTCAGAGAAGAAAGCAATTGCAGGACGTGATGCGCAGAAGCTTACACGCACTCGCGTAAAGCCAGTACAATAATGCGCAAGAAAGTTGTAGTGAAGAAGATGTCGGTTAAAAAGATGCCTATGCCTATTCCAAGAAAAGCTAAAGACATCACTATCGATGGATTTAATCCGAAGGATGTGAACGTAATTGAAAAGCGTCCTTCTTCTTCTATCATGAAAAAATCAGGTAAGACTCCAACTGCTAAAAAAAGCAAATAGGACACATGGTTCAACAATCTTCAGTTCCCAGGGCAACTCTTGGTCAGCAAGTTTTAGATGTTCAAACTAAATATGCTGGCCAAAAGACCCAAACTGTTCGTGAGACAACGGACGAGATGGGCAAAGAATACATGAGATCTTTGCAATCTATTTTTGAAAAGCATCAGCACCTTCCCTTTGATTACTACATTGTGGAGATAATCCAGCCTGATACATTTTTGCCTGGCGCCATTAAAGTTAAGCATATCGCAAGACGAACAGAGCCATTTCCTGAATGGGGGCTTGCCGTTTACAAGGTCGACAATCATTCTGGAGATTGCACATATTTGTGGGGACTTCCTCATGAAGCTGAAGCCATGATGATGCTTCAAAATCCTGAAGGATGGGAAAGAAAGACCATGCAAGATATCGATGATTTTATGAAAGGACGATTAGGGCCACGTCAAGGAAAGATCACTGGTGAATTTGAATGACAAGCTTAGGCAATAGTGTTTTCCTTCCTCATTCGAGGATAGTTTCCAATATCACAAATTCTTTTCCTGCTGTCGTGACTACGACTGAGGATCACGGCTTTCATGCTGGATCTTTTATCACCATTGTGATTCCTTATCCCAATATGATGCAGGAACTCAACAACAAGACTTTTCTTGTTGAGATATTGTCACCTACAACTTTTTCCATTCCTTATAACACAATTCCTCTTACCGCTTTTGCCGCTGCTCCTTCGATTTTGGTGACTCCTCAAGGACCTCCATTTCCTGCGCCTCCTCCCTTTTATACTCCGAGTCAAGTAGTACAGGCTATTCCAGCCGGAGAGTTCAATACACTGGACAATGCGGTGAATAACGTAGGACCTAGGAATCCTTAAGTAAACTTTTAAGTTTCTTCAGGCTCTTCAGGTAACGGCATCCAGTGAGTAATGTCTTTTAGTCGTCCTCTCTGAGTCTGAGAGGGATTGTAAAAACCAAGTTCTATTCCTTGCTCTAAGGAATAATATAGCACTTCCTTATGCTCGTCAGGAAATTGGTCTTTGATACTAATCCACTTTATTTGGTTCATTCCTTATCACTAGGCATCTTGCTGTCCATTGTTATTCCTGATCCCAGTCATAATTGTCTCTATGATCCCTATACCAATTCTCAGAAAACTCAATAATCTTTACCAATGGAATTTTATTGATAGAAATTCCTTCACACTCGTCTAGAATGAAGCATGAGTATGCCAATGAAAATTCTCGGAATGCACTCCTTCTCGTGTTTAATTTCTTGGCTTTTCTAGCACCCTGTATCTCTTCGAGACCTTTGACATAAGCTTCTTTTCGCATATTAAATACTTCTTCTTCACTAGGCATTTTTATGTTCGTTGTTATTGATTCTTATTTTAACATTGCGCTTGCTTGCAGCACGCATTGTTATATCCATTTTTTTTAATCTATATTTTATAGCTGATGTTCCTAGTGCATTTTCTATCTCTTTAATCGTCATACCGTTTTCGTACATACGTTTAATTTCATTATCGCTTATGTCATTACGACGTAAATGACATCCTGAGCCATCTTCCCATTTTCCTTCTATGCATTGCTTCATATTTTGGCAGGAATTCCATCTTTTTTTTAATGTCATAAATCCGATGCCAAGTTTTTCACTCCATTGTCTTAAAGTATGAGTTTCATTTTCATAAGTTATTCCGGTTTTCCTTACTTTTGTTTTAGCTCTCATTCGATTTGCCAGTTCGGAAATAGGACATAAAAAACAATTTGTGGGCGAAAATTCAGTAGTTCCATCTTTTATATCAATGGTGAGCCCAGGATGAAATTTTTGCGATATCATCCATTCATGAAAAGTAAGATAGTTATTACGCCAATTATCGCATACGGTAAAACCTTGCGCACCAAAATTATGATATGATTGAGATTTTGAATTATAGCACTTGGCTACAAGCATAATCCATCGCATGTAAATTTCATCTTGTTTTTTTCCTGAGAGACCGTGTCTTATAGGATAAAGCGTCTCATTGACATATCGACTATTATTCTTTTGAATGTAGCAACCACAACTTACCGTATGGCTACTAAGTATAGAATGAGCACACACCCATAATTCATTTCCACATTCACAGACGCACCACCAATGACGGAATCGTTTCCCATTAGTGGGTGAAACAATCCATTCCCATTTGTCTTGTACACTTAGACGTCCGAACTTTTTTCCACCAATATAATATTGAGATCTCCTAAATACACAATTTGGACATTCATAAACATTTCCTCTACGAAGTTCAGCGTGTCGTACCGAGAAAATCTCTTTACACGCACATTGCAATAGCCAATATTTACATTTATGCGTGTTTTCCTTATCTAGTTCTTTGACAATGCATCTGCCGAATTTTTTCCCAGTAAAGTCATTGCGTTTAAGGGTAGCTTGTAATTGGCAACTTTTTGAACAAAAACTGTTTTGATATGTTTTTCTACTGTGGTGATATTCCTTTTGACAATTGGAACATATCTTTGTTTTGGCTCTTTCTTTCTTATCTAGAAAATAGCAATTTCGAGAACAGAAATGTCTCTCTTGGGGGTCTCTTCTGATTTCTGCATTAGGTTTTAAAAAATTGACATGGCATCTTACGCATTCAACTTCAGTTCTACCAGTTATTCTTTTTCCCTTCATATCATCCTGTTTTTAAATATCTGACTATCAGTGATCAAAACTATGGTCTTGCATTACTTGACATAAATCTTTCTCACCATAACAAAAATTTTGCTATCACTCAATGATATTTACTATTTTATCAAATCCAAATTTCATATTTGTACTAGATAAAAATTGAAGTTGTCGTATATATAAATATTCAGTTGTCGAGCCGCCGTTGACTACTGCATCTGTAATTCGGGCGTGACCTTTATGGCGTACAGCATCTCGCCAATGCAAATAGGAGCAACTGTGTCAGAAGAAGAAAACATGAACGTAGAGGAAGTCGTTCAACCACAAGAAACTGTATCAGTAGAAGCTGCATCGACTAGCAAAGAGCCTGAAAAGGGCTCCCAGGAATACAACTGGAAAGAAGCTCGTCGAGAAATGTCGGAAGCACAACGACGAATTCAGGAATTAGAAGCAGCATTACGTAATCAGGTAGCACAACCTGTTAATAAAGATGAGTTAGATGGAGTCGGTGACGATGATTTTCTAACTCGTAAACAAGCTGAAGCTCTGGCCATAAGAAAAGCTCAAGAGATGATGCAAGAACAGGAAATTGCTTCTCAAGAAGACCGTATGAGGCTGAAATTCAAGGATTACGACGATGTAGTGACCGAAGAAAACGTAAAAGATTTAATTGAAGATGACCACGATTTGCAAGAAACCATCAAATCATCTCCAAATCCTTACGCGACGGCATACAAACTGATTAAGAAGGCAGCTTTTTATCAGCAAAAAGGCATGAAACGTAATCCAGATGCAGAGAAAATTGTGAAGAATGCGCAGAAGCCAATCAGCTCTAATGCTGTGCAAAACAGGCCATTAGGCGCTGCAAATAGTTTCGCTTTTTCATCGCAAGAAGAAAGAGAAGCTCTTTACAAAGAAATGATGGGGTACGCAAGTCGCAGGTAAATAACTAAAAGGTTTAACTGTGACGATTACAACAACTTCGGTAAAAAAATAGGGGATGTGCCGAAGTAAAACCAACTCTGATTGACTTGGAACTCCTCGCGGCATAGGCCAAGGACAACAAGGCGGAAGACGAAAGTCACCGTGAACGACTAAGTGAGATGGGGTTTATGTAACTAACATAAACTAAGCGATAGTCTGAGCAACATGAAAACATGTTGAGGAGTATCCGAAGAGGTATTCCCGCTATGTAACAAGATGTAATTACATAGTCAAAAAAGTAACAGATGCGGCTCCCAGCACCAGTTCAGCAACGTTTCGATATGAAGTTGCTCTCTCGTCCAATGCCTGATCTTATTCATAAGACAATGGCAATGAAGAAGAGACTTCCTGAGCGTTCTGGACAGATTCTTCGTATGCGAAGATACAATAACTTGCAAACAGCCACTGTTCCACTCGGTCCTAGTGGTATTAATCCACCGCCTCAGACTCTGAGCGCTTTGGATATTGATGCAAAAATTGAGTGGTACGGCTCGTACGTGCTTATTACAGACCAAGTCTCACTAATAAACGAAGATCCGGTTCTCAACGAAACAGCATCATTACTTGCTCAATCACTTCGTGAAACCGAAGATGAATTGACAAGAAATATGCTTGCCGCTACAGCCAGTTTCGTAAACTGCGTTGGCGGAGTTGATGGCGACAATCCGACCGAAATTACCCGTAGCGATATTGATGGGGTGATTCGTACACTCGTAAATGCTAACGCCAAGAGAATCACAGATTCTATCGAAGGCGAAAACAAATTTGGAACAGGTCCAGTTCGTCAAGCATTCTTTGCTATGGCAAACGCTCAGATCATTCCTAATTTGGAAAGAGTGAACGGATTCCTTTCTGTCGCTCAATATCCAAGTCAGCAAAATATCCTGCAAGCAGAATGGGGATCGGTTTCTAACCTTAGATTCCTAGTTTCTAGCTTAGGATCTATTACACCAAATGCTTCAGCTAACGGTGCAAACGTTCTTAACGTATTTTGTACTGGACAAGAAGCATATGCTTGTATCGATCTGGATGGAGCATCAGCTCAGTTCATCTACAGGCCTTTAGGCTACGGTGACGACCCTCTTTTGCTCAGACAGAGTGCTGGGTTTAAGTTTGCAGAAGCTCAGAGAATTCTGAACGATGCATGGATCATAAACCTTCGCTGCACACTATCATAAGGAGGATTGATCATGTCTACAATTTTAACAGGAAGTTTCACTTCAACAGGAACTCAGTTCAACCTGGCTATACGATCTGCATTCGATATGTTTCAGATGGTAAACATCACAGATGTTGGTTCAGCTGCTGCTAACACAAACGTAATGCGTGCATGGTATTCAAGTTTGATGCCAGCAGGTTCTGCATACCGTAATCTTAAGACAAACGGAGCTGCAACGCTGGCTCTTGAGTCAATGATTACAACTGCAGGATTTACGATATTCGATAGCGGTAATCCACCAACATTTTCTGCAACTGCAGTTACCGGTATTACTGCTGCATCGCCTGCGGTAGTAGCATCAGTAGCTCACGGTTTGGCTGTAGGTGATACGGTTAAGCTTTATGGATTAAATGGAACAATGCAACCAATGAGTGGTCTAGAATATACAGTAGACGCCGTTGGTGATGCTGATCATTTTACCATTACTTTTGATGCGAGCGGTGCAGTTGGTGGAACACCTACTACAACTGGTTTTGCTCAAAAGGTGATCCCAAGTCCTTTTTCACCACATAACATTGTTATTGGTCCTACAGCTACTGTTGCAACAGCTGGTGGTGATCTATTGCTATGCTTAAATACTGTTCCATACACTTCTACAAGTGTTGTTGTGAATCAGTTAGCATCTCAGTATTCACCATTTTTGCCACCATATCAGCCAGGCGCATATGTCAGATTGTATATGCCTACTGGTTTTGGTATGTCAGTGACTGCCAATTTCTTACTTTGTAAGGTTGTTGGTTTTGCTACAGCAACGGCTGGATATCACTTCCAGAACGTGCTGCAACTGCAAATAGTATCAGCAGGAAATTCCTCAAGCAGTCCAACAACTGCTACAGGACTTGCTGCTATTACTTATCCAGCAGGAACCTCTTCTTACAAGAGCAGTTTTCCATTTATCACAGACATCGCAGAAACTTCTGCAATTCTGTCTGAAGCGGAAGACAACGCAGGTATCTATGGCATCACCATCGGTACAGGTGTTCAAACTACAGGTAAACTCTACCAGTGGTTTGCTCGCAAAGAATTTAGCATTTAATTGAATTGCCCCTCTTCGGAGGGGCTTAACTTTAGGAATAAAAATGGTAAGACCAGTATTAGGTGTTAAAGGTGCAGTAGAGGCAGATCCAACAGAATTGATGGACGATAGATTAGAGCGTCAAAGAAAAGAAGAGTCACGCATTGTGAAGGGTATTTTCCAAGATAATGACTTACGAGGCGGTCACATTAGATTCTTTTTCAAGAAATTTAAGGGTGACGAGATCAAAGAATACATCATGGAAGATGGAAAAGAATATGAAGTACCTCTTGCCGTGGCTAAACATCTAAATTCAGGATGCGCTTATGAGACTCACTCTCGAATATTGGGTCCAGATGGCATGCCTACAAAAAACATAAAGAAAAATCATCGATTTGCTTTCAAACAATCGGAGTTTTGTTAAATGACTACGCCTAACACTCTGCAAGATATTCGTACAAAGATTCGGCGAATTACTGCAAGATCATCGCAAGATCAGATCTCAGATGCAGAAATCGACAGGTATATTAATACCTATTACTTATACGATCTCCCAGAGTCGCTTAGGCTTTTAAAATTAAAAGACATCTTCACGTTTACGACTCAGCCGAACATTGAAGTTTATCCCTTTGATAGCGTGAATTACGTCACTTGTGAAGGTCCTGCTTATGTTGGAGGACAACAAATCCAATACATGCAGGATATTGATTTATTCTACCGTGAATGGCCTAAGATTAATTTTCTTCAGCAGGTTGGTACTGCCAGTACAGCTTTAGGAGCAGGGCCATATTCAGGAGTTATTACCGGTACGCCTTTCCTAAGATCAATAAATCCAAATGGTCAGAATCCTGCTTTAAATGTTGGAACTGACATCCGACTTATTATCTCAGCTGATACTTCTACAAGCTCTGCCACAACCGCTTATGATGATGGAAATGGAGGATTCATAGATTCGGTAACCAAATTACCATTAGCTGGAACCATTGATTATATTACAGGAAATTTTACAGTTACGTTTTCGAGTACTCCTTCCAATGGAGCTCAGATCAATGCAGCTGTGATTCCTTATCAGCCATCTGAACCACGCTGCATTCTCTACTATCAGAATCAATTTTTACTTCGACCTGTTCCTGATCAGGCATATATCTGTGAGGTGGTTGCATTTAGATTCCCGACGGCCTTGGTAAACAATAATCAGAGCCCAGAACTTCAGCAATGGTGGCAGTTGATAGCTTACGGAGCTGCTATGAAAATTTTAGAAGACAACGCAGACTTTGAAAATAGGAACAATTTTCAACCCTATTTCATCGATCAGCTTCTTCTCGTACAGAGAAGGACTATTAAGCAGCTTACCAATCAGCGAGCTTCCACGATATATAGTGATTCGGGACAGTATCCCTACAGTAATCTTTATCCATTTATTTGAGGTTTTATCATGACTTGGGTCCAAGCTTTTCCTACCGGTCCGACACTGATCTCACAATCAGTTGCACAGATGCAGGCAAATAATTTGTTTATTCAAAATAACATTCGAAAAGATCATTTTTTCAATGATGCTAATCCAAATAATGAAGGGCATCATCAGTTTGTACAGCTAATCGATCAAGCAGGGGATCCTGCATTAGCAGCAGGAATGGCGGCAGTTTCCTATTCTAAAGCTACTGGTGGAGCTGGATCTAATCAGCCTTTTTGGAGAAATTCTACTAATGTAAGACAGATTCCAACTCTCAGAACTGGAACAACTGCTGTAGTACCTGGAGTAAACGTTCTTGTTGATTTAAATGCACAGCCTGGAACAAATGGAATAATTCAAATGTTTGGAGTTGGTGCAACTGCATACAAAGGAGTTGCATATGTGATTTGGAATGGAGTCAGCACAAGTGTTCTACAATTGGGAGTAGATGGTGTCGGGATAACTGCTATTACATCTTCTACTACTGTTGTGAGAGTGACTACTACTTTTGCTGGAAATGTTCAATGGGCCCTCTACACACTCCCTAATTAAGGAATACTAATGGGTTATCTGCCATATTTTATTGGTCCACTTAAGGTTGGTCTGGAACAGGATCTTGACAGCTATCTGATCCCTGAGGACGCTTTTCCAGATTTAACGGATGCCTACCTATGGCGTGGTCGTGTGTACAAAAAAGGTGGCTCTACGTTACTTGCTAGACTAGGAGTTAGAACAGATACTTTAGCGGTTCGTGGAGCTCCTCCACAGGTATATAATGCCGCTACAAACACATTTCCCATAGAGCCTGGATCTCTTATAATTACAGATGGAATAACAACGTTTACAGACAATGGACTTGGTGTGATGGCAGTAACATCCGGTCTTGGAATCGCTGGTACAATAAATTATGTTACTGGTGTTTATTTAGTCACATTTACTGGGGTCAATGCCGGAGCTACCGTAACGGCTAATTATTTAAAAGTTGTGGATGCCAATTCACCTGTAATGGGATTAGAAACATATATTGTCCCTCCAGGCATTGATGAGGGACTTGTTGCCTTTGATAGAACATCTGCATATCAATTTTCCGATACTACTATTGGATTCAATAACACAAGATTCTATAAAACATCTACACTTCCGGCACAAACTACCACTAACAGCGTAGCGTGGACTGGATCTGATACAGATTTCTTCTATAGCACAAACTATCAGAATGCTTTTTTTGCCACAAATAATATCCCTGGGGCAAATTTTTATGCAATAACCAATATGACTACGAATGTGAATGCTCAATTTACTATTGGAGCAAACAATTTTCAGGTAGGCGATATTGTTTATGTAAATAACGTCAACACTGCTGCGCCTAGAATACCTGCAAATGGACTTTCTGGATTTGTGACTGTCGCTGGAAACCCAATCACTACTGACATTGATACAACTCCATATGGAGCTTATGTTAATGGAGGCGTACTCTGGTCTCACACTTTATCTAAAACCGGTGCTGGAGATGGTATACGATGGTTCGATGGTTTTACTGCGGGACTCACTCCAGCTACAGGATGGGTAAACTTTGAACCTTCATTAGATATTGACACAGTTGGAATTCCTAGAATATTGCAAGGATGTCTTATCATCGTCCCTTATAAAGATAGATTAGTCTGTTTGAATACCTTTGAAGGAACTTCTGCCGCTACTAGAAAGAACTTTCCACAACGAGCTAGATATTCACAAATCGGGACGGTTTATTATGGTCATCCAGTTCCAGTGGGTATTACGGGAACAGATGCAGCTGCTTGGTATGAAATTCCTGGTCGTGGAGGATTTATAGATGCACCTACCGCTGAAGAAATTGTCGCTGCTGAGTTTATAAAAGACACGCTAGTAGTATATTTCGAATCTTCCACATGGTTACTTTTAGCTACAGGTAATCCTGCACAGCCATTTACATGGCAGAAAATAAATACTGAGATTGGGGCTGAGAGTACATTTTCGACCGTTCCTTTCGATAGGCAAGTTCTTTCAGTTGGGTCTAACGGTATTTATTCATGTGATAGCGTAAACATAGAACGTATTGATCGAATAATTCCTGATATAGTCTTTAGTTTTAAGAATGCGAATGGTGGTGTTAAGAGAGTTCAAGGTGTTCGAGATTTCTTCAGTGAAATGTCATATTGGACGTACGTAGAGACTTTAGATAACAACCCAGACGTAATAAATATTTATCCAAATAGAATGTTGGTCTATAACTATCCGACAGGATCATATTCTATATTTATTGATAGCTATACTACGTTTGGACATTATCACGTACCCACTTCATTAACATGGGCTAATGCACATTTTCAATGGCAGAATTATAATCGTGCATGGAATGCTCCAGGGAATCAAAGTGGATTTCCTCAAGTAATTTCTGGAAATCAACAAGGGTTTGTGTTTTCCCTAGATGCTGCTACAGGAGACGATTTTAGCGGAAAGCCAATAAGTTTAGTCATTCAAGGGATAACAGCCGGCCCACCATCTGTATTTACTAGTGTGAATCATAATCTACAAATTGGATATTTCATCTATATTCAAAACGTGGGAGGTGCTACTTCAATCAACGATACAGTTTTTCAAGTCGCAACTGTTCCCACGGCTAATACCTTTACATTGATTGATGTAAATAATGTTCCTGTGGCTGTAGCTGGGTACACTTTTGGTGGAACTATAACCCATGTTGATAACATTGATATAGTGACTAAAAACTTGAATCCATTCTTTCCTGAAGGAAGAAGCATGCGTTTAGGATATGCAGATTTCCTAATTGAAAATGTGGAAGACGGTCAAATAACAATAAATCTCTATCAAAACGATGATGCTTACAATGTGATGGAGACCCATATTTTAAGTTTAGAAGATGTCATCAATGAGGATAATGATAAGTTTTGGGCCCGTGTGTATTTCGAATCACAAGGACAATTCCTAAAATTAGAATTTAAATATTCTGACAACACGATAGG